TTAGACAGGGAGGATTAATTCCCCACCCAGAAGATTATAAAATTGAAAAGATTCTTAAAACGAAGAGGGAATATTATTAATGTCGATCTTAAAAGCACTATTTGGATTAGGAAAATTGAAAGTTGTTCCAGCTCATCGGATGACTAAAGAAATTCTTGATAAATTAAGCAGTCAGCTGGGCAAGTTGATGTTCATCATAAAATCAAACAAATTAAAATTAACGAAAAAACAATCTGATTATATTATGAATCAGAGTAAACAGATAGCCGAAGCTGAAAAAAGACTGTTTCAGGAAGTTCCTGTTAAAGACGCAAAGGTTTATAAATTTCCTGAAGGAGGCGTGCATAATGTTCCTGTTGCTAAACAGTTCACAAGACCTGCTTCAGATTACCCTCATCTTAAAGGCACTAAAGGCCATCCCGATGTTATAGATATACCCAAAGAAGAAATGCTTAGAGGTATAACCGGTAAAGAAGTTACAGATCCTTTTAAAACAGGAGAAATAAGATGGATTTTGAATCGAGCGAATAAAGAAGGCCTGTTTGCCTTTAAACCTGAAGAATTAAAAATCATAAAAGGTGGCAAGGGAGATCTTGCGAAAATATTTAAAGATTATTATGGAAATAAAGCCTTTAAAAATCTTCCAGGGGAAGGATCGGTGACATCTGCTTCGAAGTATCATAAAACTTTAAAGAACGCTGTGGACGAACAAGGTTTTTCACCAGATCATCCACAATTTAATAAAGAAAAGATTATTTTTCCAGATGATCTAGCCCATGGCGGCAGAATTGGATATCAAGAAGGAGGCGGCTATAAAGTAGGCGAATTGAAACATGCTGGCTTAAGTAACAGTAGACTTCAAGAAATAGCTATAGAATTTCCTGATCTTGCAGAAGAAGTGGCAAGAATTTTAGCAGAACGAGGCGAAGATTACGCATCCGGCGGCATCGCAGGACAATTGCACTTGAATCAGGGTGGAAGAGCCAGGTTTGCGAATGGATCAAGATATAAAATAGGTATGTGGAATCCAGATAAAACGTTAGTAAGTGTAGGTATAAATCCAGGCACTGGTACCCCAGAATGGATGTATCCACATGACGCAGCTGCAATGGGTATATTTCCAACAATGGATTATGAGGGTAATAAAATCGCTACAGCCCAGACACCCGTAGCTGGAGACACGAGTCTTTTAGAAAAATGGGGTGAGCATGCACAAGCTAGTCAAGCAATGAAAGGAAAAACAGGTTTAGGAACTATACCAGAATATGGAATGCAAACAGGTTATGATTTTCAAAAGAAATTTACAGGTACTGATCCAAGAATATCTTCATACTTAGCTTCTTTATGGCAACTTCCTCAAGAAACAATAAGAGCTGTAGGAAAAACGGCGCATAGTTTGGGAAGTAATATTGCTACAGGTGATGCTAGTTTAAAAGGCACGTGGCAGGATTGGGACAAAAATTTACAAGAGGCTTGGAAAACAGCTAATGTACAAGCAGGTCAAAACATAGAAGGTATTATGGCAGCAACTCCAGGAGGAAGTGGTTTAACAGCTGAACAACAAGCTGATCGAAATAAATATTTATCAAGTTTAGGTCAGAAAGTTGAAAATTTACAGGCTAGAAATATTGATCCAAGAATGGCTGGAACTTATAAACAAAATATCCAGCTCATGGCCGACCCAAGAATGCGTGGAGCTAAAGGCGGCCTGGCTCGTATTTTAGGAGTTTGATGAATATCAATAAATACGGCAAAGCTTTATCCTGGATCACAAGACCTAAATCAACTGAAACAGCAACCTTAGAGAATTTCAATCCTGAAGAATTCAGAACCCCGTTCCGTGGTGCAGGACTCGTGGACCACGGACCAGAAGGCGTGAGGCAGGGGTATGCAGCAGTAATCAAACAAGGAGTGCAGCCGGGACCTGGAAGAGCAGGAAAAGGACCCTATAATCCATTATTAAGCGAACGAGGACAAAAGATTATAAAAGCGGTTAAAGAATATAATAATTTACTCTTAAAAGATTTTAATAAAGGAAATTTAGTTAACACTAAATCTTTTGCTCAATTTGCAGGGAAGAAATATGGTCATCAATTAGTAAAAGCCCAGTCGGATATAGCTTATATATATCCTGAGGTTAAAGAGTTTAAGCTACAAAAATTAGATACAGCAAGAGACAATTTGTTTAAAAAACTTATTAATGAAGCCAATCAAGGTGAACGATTTGTTGATTTTCAAAGTATTGCTAAAAAAATAAGCAAAACAGCACCAGTCGTACATACATCAGCAGCTTATAGAAAATTACTGGATACAAAATCAGACAAAGTAAAAAAGGTATTTAATAATATGGTCAAAAATGATGAGCCTTTACATCTGGTAGGTAAAGGACACGGGCCTTTGTGGGATGCCAACCCTTTACTTAAAATAATTGGTCAAAGAGCTGATGTGAAATATGCTCCACTTATGCGTGAGGCTTTAGACACAGATCCTTTTTATAAAAAAAATAAAAAACTTATAAAGTTTGCTGGAGATGCACGGTTAATGGATTATGGAAAAACCTTATCGGAAATACTCGAACAAGCTGATTATAGAATTGGAGGAGGAGTACAATGGAGTTATGGAACAGGAAAACGACCTGCTAAAGATGTGGCTGAAACCGTTAATGATTTTGCTTTGAAACATTGGAACTATCATAAAAGAAATCAAACAGGAAATTCACAAATAGAATTTTATTCTAAAAAGAATAATAAACCTATCAATTGGGAAACAGTTTCTAAAAGTCCGAGAACAGGTGTTAAATCTCTTATATCTACAGACGTTTATTTTAAATACAAGAATGACCCTAAACAAAGTAAATGGAGTTTAGCAGAATTAAGAAAATCAGGTAGAGATGCGGACATTTTTAATGAAGTTTATAAGACGCGTTATAGTTATCAGAACATGATGAATAAGCCGGTAACTAATCCGGTAAATCCGACAGGGAAAAAAATAAAATTTGGACAATTAATGTCTAAAGTTTTTAAGGAAGGTTTTGATGATGCCTCTAGTCCCTACGCCATTGATCATATAAAAGGAGTAGCCAATTCACCTTTTAATGATTTAAGATTAGCTTCAACGAGAACAAATTATGCTTTATCATATATTAATAAACATATTCCTCAAAAGAATTTTAAAAAAACTTTAATTTCCGAGCTTATGGGGGGTGCTACAGATTTTAAAAGTAAACAGTATGTAAATGATTTAGTTAAACACGGAGAGGGTTTAGCAAAAGAAGTTTTAGTTGGAGGTAAAAAAGTTCCTATCAGTTCCGTGCAAGAAGTGGGGGGAAAATTTCTTAAGCCTTCAAAATTTGAAACGCTTACTGGCCCTCAAAAAAAGACGGTACAACGAATGGCTAAAGCGGATACCTATAAAGTATTTAAAACGTATATAAAACAGATTGGATGTGGAACAACACGACTAGCATCTCAAGGAGGAGGAGATATTGATTGTTATGCCCGAGGTCTTGAAAAAATTAAAGCAGGTAATATTAAAACTCCAGGGGAGAAAGCTAATTTTTCTAAGCTGGCTAAAATAGCAGGAGGTGCAAAAAAACTAGGTGCCTGGTTATTTGGTCCTGTAGAAATGGGTACGCTTCCTTTAGTTTTAGCAGGCGAAGCACTTTATTCACAATATGCTAATAAAAGAGATTTAAGAAAAGCTTTAGAAAGAGATGGAACAATGAGCGAAGATCAAATTGAAGAGATTGTTGCAACGTATGGTCAAGAGTCAGCGGATCTAGGTGATGTAGGATTAGAGGACTGGGCAATTGAACAAAAAGATACAACCCCGTTTAAAGAATATTTAACAGGGAGAGATATAAGCATGCCTAAAATGAGGCAAGATTTAAATCGAACGATTGAGTATGAAAGAGCAGTACAAGAACAAGAGTATCAAAAACAATTAAAAGAAGCACAACGTGAACAGTTTGATAAAGATCAACCGATGTTTGCAGGCGGCGGCCTAGCCAACCTAACAAGAACCGTGGCCCCTGATTCGGGACCCATGTCTCAAGGGTTGCGTTCGCTATATATTGATGATAAGGATTATTAGGAGTATAAATGGCAGACATAGATAAATCACTCCCGAATGTTAGACACGAAGTTAAAATTCCGCCTACACAGGCGCCAACCGATGTTAACATTACGGAGCAACGACAACCTGTAGAAGTAACGCCAGACGAAGAAGGCGGCGCTACAGTTAATTTTGAACCGAGTTCAATTAATCAGGCGCAGTCAAACACGCACTTTGACAACCTAGCCGATATACTTCCAGAATCAGTTCTGGATCCCGTTGGAATTCAATTAAGATCGGACTACACCGATTATAAAATGTCAAGAAAGGACTGGGAGCAGTCCTACGTTAACGGCCTGGATCTTTTAGGATTCAAGTACGATAATAGATCAGAGCCCTTTCAAGGGGCTAGCGGCGCTACTCATCCCGTTCTGGCTGAAGCGGTTACGCAGTTTCAAGCGCTCGCTTATAAAGAATTGCTACCAGCAGACGGACCCGTTAGAACGCAAGTTCTAGGAGTATCCAATCCTGCCAAAGAAGCTCAGTCGCAAAGAGTAAAAGATTTTATGAATTATCAGCTGATGGATCAGATGAAGGAATACGAACCTGAATTTGACCAGATGCTATTTCATCTGCCGCTTAGCGGCTCTACTTTCAAGAAAGTATATTATGATGACTTACTGGGGCGAGCAGTATCAAAGTTCGTTCCTGCAGATGACCTCGTAGTTCCGTATACGGCTACCTCATTAGACGATGCGGAATCGGTGGTCCATGTTTTAAAAATATCTGAAAACGCTTTAAGAAAACAGCAAGTTGCTGGTTTCTATTCGGATATTGAATTGACAAAACCAGTTGCTACAACGGATGCAGATACAGTAGTAACCAAGCAAAGAGAATTAGAAGGAACGTCTAAATCAACAAGAACAGAAAGCATGTACACTCTTCTAGAGTGCCATGTGAATCTGGATTTAGAAGGCTTCGAAGATATTGGTCCAGACGGGCAACCAACTGGAATCAAGCTGCCCTACGTCGTAACAGTCGAAGAAGGCAGTCAGAAGGTTCTTTCAATTAGAAGGAACTATGCGCCCAATGATCCATTAAGAAATAA